TTGTTTGAGTGTCTCAGCACACACACAACAGACACAGCTTTGCGCGGCACTGCTTGCACAGATTGCAGAACGTGCGAGCATGTATGGGGGGATGCTGTGATTGGCGGTATGCCTCACATGCGGGGCCGTCGTTTATGTGTGTTAATTACTACATTGCAACACACAGTCTAAGTTACTATGCTAGGGCAGAGAGGGTGCTATGGCAAAACTTACACAGACACGCATTGATGCATTGACTGACATGATTATGGATGGTCATAGCTTGGCTACGGCTTGCACTGAGTTAAGTATTAGCAGGGCTAATGTTTACACTCGCATGAGCAAGGATGCTGAGATAGAGCGTCAGATACGCACAGCGCAACAACAGAGTGCGGAAAAGGCTGTAGAGGAGCTAGATGCTTTATACAGCGATGCGCTTCACAAGCGAAAAGATTATGATCCGAATGTATTGAGGGACTATGCCACGCATGTTCGCTGGAAGGTTGGTAAGTTAATGCCTGACCGTTTTGGTGATCAAAAGAACAGGGCTGGTGTAGAGATAGGGGATGGTACTGTTCGTATTGTCTGGGAGACGGGGAGTGAATAATGGATTGTCCTAGTGCAAGTTAAGATACCTTACAAGCCAAGAGACTTACAGGGGGAGATGCATGAGAGTGTCAAGCGTTGGAACGTGCTTGTTATGCACAGACGTTTTGGCAAGACTGTGTGGGCTGTTAATCATCTTATTAAACATTGCCTGACTTGTGAGCTACCTAGACCAAGAGTGGCCTTTGTAGCCCCTACCTTTACTCAGGCTAAACGTATCGCTTGGGATTATGTTAAATACTATGCGGGTGTTATTCCAGGGGTTTCATTTAATGAGACAGAACTGCGGGTGGACTTTCCTAATGGGGGGCGTGTAATGCTCCTGTCTGCTGAGAATCCAGATTCTTTGCGGGGTATCTACCTAGACCTATGCGTATTTGATGAGTTTGGTATGCAGAACCCTAGAGTTTGGAATGAGGTTGTTAGACCAGCTTTATCAGATAGACAGGGTGGTGCAGTGTTTCTGGGTACGCCAGCAGGACATAACCACTTCTACGATGTACTAGAGCAAGCCAAGTCAGAGACAGAGAATGGTTCTGATCAATGGTTTTATAAAGTAGTAAAGGCTTCTGAGAGTAATCTAGTAAAAGAAGAAGAGCTTGATGCCGCCAAGTCTATGATGACACCAGAGCAGTACGAGCAGGAGTTTGAGTGTTCCTTTACAGCCGCTATCATTGGTGCGTACTACGGAAGACTACTTGCGGAAGCTGATGAGCAGAACAGAGTTACTAAAGTTCCTTATGACCCTGCATACCCTGTGCATACAGCTTGGGATCTAGGGATAAATGATTCTACAGCTATATGGTTTGCCCAAGTATTTAGAGGCGGTGCTGTCCACGTTATAGATTATTATGAGAATAGTGGGGTGGGGTTAGACCATTACGCTGAAGTTTTGCGCCGTAAAGATTATCATTGGGGCGACCACTTAGCTCCGCATGACATTGAGGTGCGGGAGTTAGGTAGCGGCAAGTCACGGCTAGAAACTGCCTTTACTCTTGGGATTAGGTTTAGGGTTATTCCTAAGATGAAGATTGTAGATGGCATCAACGCAGCAAGAATGTTGTTACCTAAATGCTACTTTGATAAAGAGAAGACCGTAGAGGGTCTTGAGATGTTAAGGCAATACAGGCAAGAGTTTGATGAGAAGAGAAAAGTTTTTAGAGATCACCCACGCCATGATTACACGAGCCACAGCGCAGATGCGTTTAGGTATTTGGCTGTTGGGATGGAGAATAAACAAAACATGGTTAAAGCTCCGCAATCGGTTGCGATGACAGAATATGACCCGTTTTCGATATGATTGAACAGGTCTATATGCAGATACTAGGCTTGTTGGCTGATAGCCCTTATCACCAGAACTGGTCTGCTGAAGACTTAGAGACACATATTGATACGCCAATAAAGCTTAACCAGTTTGTTTTGGGTGGTAACGATGATGATAGTTTATTCTTTTTTGCAACCTTTGCTCACCCAGAAGAAGCCCACATCCAAGAGTATTTAAGAACAGGTACGTTTCCTGTTGATGGCTATTACGCTAACGGCAAAGACGTTTGGATCGTAGACTTTATATGCCTTGGCGGAGTGAGGGATATTACTGTATCTTTTCGTTGTCTTAAAAATCTGTTATCTTCTATGGGGCATACGCAATGTTTTTGGTTGCGTACCAACAAAAATAAAATTGGCTTTCATATACTAAAGGAGTGAGTCATGGGTGGCACAAGTGATGGCAGTGGCGGTGGTGGAAGAAGTGACGGGCCAAGCAGAAGCCGTCCTCAAAACATTCAAGCCAAAAAAGATAAAGCTAGGCAAGAACAGGCTAGAATAGAGCAAGGTCTAAGCACTGCTGACGCTTACAGGCAAATAAGTGAAAGACGGGCTTCTGCTACAGGTGGCGGAATAAAAGTTGGTAACATAACCATCCCTACCACGGCTGGTATTATTGGCGGGGTGGTTGCTCGTTCTAACTTAAATAGAATTGAGTCAGTATTAAAAGGCGGTGGAACTGCTGTGTATACTAAGTCAGGCAGGTTAATGGGTGCAACTGACCAGTATGGTAGGTATTCTGGTAGACCAGAAGGCGACCCAAGAGCTTTTGGTGATTTGGTTTATGGGCAAAAAGACCCCAGAAGCCAGTATGATAATGAAGGCGCAGCCCCTAATTCTGGGGCAACGCTAGTGTCAGAAGACCTAAAGCAAGCGGCAAAGTCAGAAACTCTAATGACTAAGGGTAGAAAAAGAACGAGAGGCAAACGTGCTGGACAAGCTGGTACGTTTGGCGAAGGCGTACTTGTAAGAAACACACAGAAATAGGATTTAATTATGTCTATGTTTAAACCAAAAATGCCTGCCCCACCACCAATTCCAGAGGTTCCAGAAGAGCCTGATATGGCTCAGGCGGCAGCCTTATCAGAAGAGGCTATGACAACTGAGAGAAAACGCCGTAAAGGTGCTGGTTCTACTATCGTAGCTGGTCTGACTGGTAACTCTAAGGCAACCGCCACGCAAAAGCCAACATTGTTAGGATAGTCAAATGGATGACACTAAAGCCATCATTAAAAGGTTCTCAGCCTTAGAGGGTCAGCGAGAAAACTGGAACACACACTTCCAAGAGCTTGCTGATTACATGCTACCACGCAAAGCCGACATCGTGCGTAAGCGCAGTAAAGGCGAGAAGCGTATGGAGCAAATCTTTGATGGTACGGCTTTGCAGTCTGTAGACCTTCTTTCTGCGTCTTTGCATGGTATGCTTACTAGTGGGGCTACTCCTTGGTTCCACCTAGCAATGAAAGACATGGACATTGGCAGAGACAGCGAAGTTCAAGAGTGGCTAGAAGACACTAGCAACAGAATGATTAGAGCCTTTAACCAGTCAAACTTTGAAACAGAAATCCACGAAATGTATGTGGACTTAGTTGTGTTTGGAACTGGTTGTATGTTTGTTGAAATGGATGAAGGTAAGTTACGTTTTAGCACACGCCACATATCTGAGTTTCACATTTCAGAAAACCAGTTCGGCTTAGTTGACACGGTATTTCGTAAGTATAAAATTCCAGCAAGGCAAGCTGTTCTGCGTTTTGGGTATGACAACGTAACTGACTATATCCGCAAGACTTACGACAAAAGACCTGATGATGAAGTGACGTTGCTCCATGCTGTAATGCCAAGAGATGACCGTGACTTTCAAAAAGAAGATAGTGCTAACATGCCATTTGCTTCTGTGTATATATGCATGGAAAGCTCAATGCCTTTATCAGTTAAGGGGTTCCAAGAGTTTCCTTACATAGTTCCACGTTTTCTCAAGGCAACTGGGGAAACGATGGGGAGGTCGCCAGCTATGGTGGCGTTGCCAGATGTTAAGATGCTTAATCTTATGTCTAAGACCATCATTCAAGCGGCGCAGAAGCAGATAGACCCTCCGCTTCTAGTGCCTGATGACGGATTTCTCCTCCCGATCCGTACAAACCCTGGTGGCCTCAACTTCTTTAGGTCGGGTAGTAGAGACACTATTACCCCATTAAACGTAGGAGCTAACATCCCTATTGGATTGCAAATGGAAGAGCAACGAAGGTTAGCTATTCGTTCAGCGTTTTATGTAGACCAGTTGTTGTCAGGCGGTAACGTAAACATGACTGCAACAGAGGTTGTTCAAAGGCAGGAAGAACGGATGCGGGTGATTGGCCCTGTTCTTGGTAGGTTAATGAACGAAATGCTCCGCCCACTGATTGACCGTGTATTTGCTTTGATGCTGAGACAAGAAATGCTTTCTCAACCGCCAGAGTTGCTAGAAGGCCGTGATGTTGACATTGAATATGTATCTCCGCTTGCAAGGGCACAGAAATCAAGTAGCCTAAACAACACAATGAAAGCACTAGAGATACTTCTTCCTTTGGGAGAATCATTCCCTGTTGGCGATCATGTAGACCCTGATGGCCTTGTAAGGCACATTACTGACGCTCTGGGCGTTCCTAAGACAGTTCTTAACTCTGAAGCTCAAATACAACAGAATAGAGAGGCTAGGGCCGCACAGCAACAGCAAATGCAAGAAAGGCAGAATGACCAAGAAGATGTCTACACTGCCGCACAAGCCGCACAAGCAACAAGGATGATACAGAAATAATGCAAGAAGCAGCAAAAATGCGCGTTATGTATAACGACTTGTTTACCACAGAGTCAGGTAAGAAAGTCTTAGCAGATCTTGAGGTTCGTTGTAACTGGCGAACTTCAAGTTATGTGGTTGGCGATGCCAATGCCACAGCCTTTGAGGAAGGCAAAAGAGCAGTATTACTGCACATTTTTAACATGATGAAAGAGGGTAACTAATGTCAGAAGCAGAACAGGTAGTCCAATCTGAAGCTACACCAGCGGCAACAGTTTCAATAGAAACTCCCGCAGAAATAGCACAAGGTGGATCTGGTAACGACTTCTTAAGTTCAATTCCAGAAGATTTAAGAGAACATCCAAGCCTATCTCCTATAAAGGATGTGGGCAATCTTGCGCGGTCATACGTTAATGCACAGCGTTTAATTGGTGCGGATAAGATCCCGATGCCCGTTAATCCTACAGACGATGATTTGGATAACATCTATTCAAAGCTGGGTAGGCCAGAAACTCCGTCGCAGTATAACATCGCCGCAGACGGCAACGTGCTTACAGAAGAAAGGGCTACTGAGTATTCTGAAATAGCTCACAAGCTACGCCTTAACCCAGACCAAGCTCAAGGTGTGCTAGATTATTATAGGTCTGTTGTTCAGAATGACCTTAACGCATCTAACGATGCAAACGCTCAAGCAATGGAAAGCGCAACAGCGTCATTGCAATCAGAGTGGGGTGATAAGTTTGAGGCTAAAGTTCAAGCAGCACAAAAAGTTGTGGATCAGTTTGGTGCGTCAGACATTATGGAACTTCAACTGGCTGACGGCACAAAGCTAGGTAACAACCCAGATGTAATAAAAGCGTTTTCTAACATTGCTGATTTCCGTCAGAACGTAACAAGTGAAGACACTATCTCTGAAATGTCTCAGTCTGGTGGAATGACGGCTGTTTCAGCGCAAGCAGAAGTTGACGCAATTATGAACGACAAAACACACGCCTATTGGGACAGACGCAATGTTGTAGGCAGACAGAACGCCATTAAAAAAGTCCAAGAATTGATGGGGATGATTCATGGACACACTTGAAAAAGTTTCATTGCGACTAGAAGTTTTAAGAACAGCATTGGAATTTGGCACACAACGTGATATTTTAGAACCTGACAAGCTCTTCGATAAGTATTGGGAGATTGTTATGCAGGGTAGCGAGGAAGCTCGTCCTAAAGACAATCGGAAAGACGATAGCCTAATGGTGGCTCAAAAACCTAGAAGTGTCCGTAAGGGTAGCGCATCGCAATTAGTTTAACTCAACCCGTGTTTTTAAAGGAGGGCATAGTATGTCCGATCAAATCACCACGGCATTTGTTCAACAATATTCTGCAAACGTGCAGATGCTATCACAGCAGATGGGTTCTCGTCTTCGTGATGCGGTGCGTATTGAAAATGTTATTGGAAAAAATGCTTTCATTGACCAAATTGGCGTAGCTACAGCACAGCTTCGTACATCAAGAAACGCTGATACACCACAGATTGACACACCACATGGTCGTCGTCGGTTGTCTTTAGCGGATTACGAGTATGCTGATCTCATTGATGATCAGGATAAAGTTCGCATGTTGATTGATCCTACTTCATCTTACGCTCAAGCGGCGGCTGCTGCTATGGGTCGTGCGATGGATGATGTCATCATCTCTGCTGCGACTGGTTCCGCCTCTACTGGTGAGACTGGTTCTGGCTCTGCGAGTTTAGATGCCACGGCTAACTCAGTAGGTTCTGCTTCTTCAAACGATGGTTTGACAGTTGCAAAGCTAACTGAAGCAAAGCGTAAGCTTGACTTGCAGGACGTTGATCCTTCAATCCCGCGCTACATTGCAGTTGGTCCAAAGCAGATTGAAGATTTGCTTGGAACTACTCAAATCACATCAGCAGATTTTAACACAGTAAAAGCTTTGGTACAGGGCGATGTAGATACCTTTATGGGTTTCCGCTTCATCATGACTAACCGCCTTGCTGTTTCTGCAACTGATGTTCGCACTTGTTTTGCTTGGGCAGAAGATGGGCTTACATTAGGTATGGGTAAAGACATCTCTGCTCGTATTGATGAACGCGCTGACAAAGGGTACGCAACACAAGTGTATTACTGTATGTCAATCGGTGCTACACGCATGGAAGAAGCAAAAGTTTGCCAAGTCTTCTGTGATGAAACCC